CTCAGTTTGAGCATAGCTGGCATTAATTGATTGCTCAATACCAGTTGCTGTTTGCTGAGCTATTTGCTGTCCTAATCTTTGTGGAGTAAGACCAATTACCTCAAAAGCCTGAGCCTTAAAGTAATTAGCAAGCTGTATCCTTGACATCAAACGGTTTGTCTGCTCAAGGTCAAGCTTCTGATAATGCTGGAAGGCCAAAGCATTTTCAGTATTAGTAATAGATGTATCAAGTGGCAACATCTGGAAATTCTTCATTGCCACATATGCCTTAGCAAGGTTGTTCTTTCCCCAATCTTCTCCTAATGAGTGTCTTGGTAAAGCATTCTGATCAAGCAGAATCACAGTACCTAATTCATCTACAAGAATGTCTGCTATCTGATTGTTTACAATGTTGTATCCAATCTGGAATGGCTTCATTAGATCCACAAGAGATGTAGATCTTGTATTACGGTCTGAGAATACTGATCCTTCTACCGGAAGCTTACAACCATACAATGAGTCGTCCCCTTTGAATTGGAACTTAAGAGGACCCATGTTATTCTGATTGATACCAAGGTAAATAGGATTAATACCTCCAGGATTATTTGTACCCCAGTATGTAGGATGATTAGGTCCAATCTTTACACCACCCCAAACCTCATTGATATATATCCAGTCAATGTGCTCACCAAATAGCAAGTTCTGTCTTGACTTATTCTTGAACAAATCAACATTGTAAATAGGCTTGTCTGTTATTGCATAGGATTCATCAATGATATCTGTAGTAACCTGGCCCATATCATCAATCTTGGTAAGGTGACCAACTTTACGTTGTGACTTCCAATATGCTGTAGTTACACGGAGAAGGTTAGTCATACCCATATCAAACCAGTCCTCACTGTCTGAAAGAATCCAGTTTACAATATCACCTCCACGGAGAGTATTGTCCCACATAGAAGTATATTGACGGTAAGCCAATGAAGGCATGTTTGTATTCCAGTCATGAGACTTTGTACCATCATAGTAGCTACCATCATTCTGATAACCTTGAATTGGATAACCGGCAGAACGTACAGGATAGATCTGTTCAAGAGTTTCCATCTGTTCTTCAGTCATCAACCATCCATAACGGTCAATAACATCGGCAACAGTCATCATATCAAACTTACCTACCCATTGTCCCTGAGAGATGTATCTGTTATCAGGTGATTTGTGGTAGAAGGTAAGAACAGGATTCCAAAGCTCAACATCATAGTCATCCTCAAGCATTCTGAAATGCCAGAACTCTCTATCTGTAATAAGCATATCTCTGAATGCTCTTTCCTCTAACTCCTCTATTCCAAATCTATCTTGGTCAACACTATGTTGATGTGATGCCCATTGTTCAGGAATAGAACGATAGGTCTTATCAAAAAAGCCTTGAATTTCTGGTAGACTCTGAACATTTTCTGGACTCATTGCCTGTTGGAACTCCTCAGACTCAGGATCCATTCCATCCTCTACAAGCTTCTGCATAAGCTTTCTTTCAGCATCTTTAACCAATGACTGCTGCAATTGATCTTTCTTAAGACTGAGAAGCTCGTTATATGAGAACTCATCAACAGCTCTATAGGATACAGAACTTGATCTTTTAGCAAACTCAGATACAAGAGTATTGATTACATTAGGAATAATTGGATAGAACTTTAGTTCCAATGCCGATGCATCCTCTTTGGTAAGTACCTCAATAAGATCTGCATACTCATTGTCTTCTTCAACAATGTAATCACCTTTATCTATAATACCTTTAGCAAGCTTATAGTTCTTCATAAGCCTACGTGCATTTCTACGTATATGCTGAAGGCCTTTCCATTCTAGCCAATCAAGGTTCCATGCTGTCCAGTCATTGTCCTTTTCTTTTCTTGGAATAAACTGAATAGGCTGGTTAAGAGTACCCATTTTGTTGTACTCCACTTTGGCACCAGCCTTGAGTTGCATTGCATTATATATCTGCATATTACCTTAAATTTTTAAATCCATTTCTAGGTTTTTGCATACCGGGAAATTTATTACCAGAACCTCCAATGTGACGGAAGGGACTATTATTCAATTTACTGAAAATCCTGCTGTTATCCAACTTTTTAATACCAGTTTCTTCATAACGTTTCTTATAACCCCTATTAGCCTGCTGAATTTTTGCAAAAGCAATAAGTGCAGCAAAGGATACAAGTCTATCGACGTTTACTCCATCTCGGTATGCCATCATCTCTTTTAGAAGCATTGGATCAGGAATCCTTTCAATGCCAAATATAGTCTTAAGTGGCTTACCATCGTTGTCTGTAATGGTATCTAGTTCTTCTTTTACAAAGTCAACGGCATAACTAAGCATGTGACTCTTAAATAGTGTACCTGTATTCTTCCATCCGTATTCTTGATATACATTGGCATTTGCTCCAACTTCTTTTAGGAAAAGGATTTGTGCCCGGGGTACTAGGTATCTCTGCTTTTTCCGGTAGATCATATGATTGATAAACTGGCTAATGTTACTCTCCACAATAGTCCAGGCATTGTACCATTCAATAATCAACTCAAGTCTTTCATGTGTTTTATTGATATCATCAAAACGGCCACACCATGCAGCAACAATTTTATCTTGTTCAATGTATGTTTCTACCTTTTCCCCATTATTCTTAGTAATTTCTACGGCAGTCTTATAGACATAGATAGAACACAATGATTCGGATGTAGTAGTTTTTCCTTCACCAACCGGGTCAATAGATGCATAGTACGTTCCAAATTCTGGATCTTTTCCTGGTCTTTCCCATACAACTAAACAGCCAGTCTTATCTTCAGTATTCTTAGTTATCGGAAACTCTCTTATAGGGAGTTTGTTTGTCTCAGATACAGCAGGATTGCCATCTGTTCCTCTGTAAATATCTAGATGTTCATATGAGTATTCCTTTTCTTCAATCCTTCTCATTTGAGCTGAGATAAGATGAGATGGGAATTTTGAGAGTGTTCTAAAGTCAAAGGCTTCCTTGATATTTCTAGGATGCTGAGATACCTCAAGCTGGTAAGCCTCAGGACTCATTTTTTTCTTGCATTCCTCAAAGTATTTATTCAAGGCATCCAATGCTTCCTCTACAAGAGAGTTACCATGCTTATCAATAAATGGTGGCATGGACCATTGTTCTGGAATAAACAAACCACTTTTACCAATAGTACCTTTGTCGTCAATAAGATTGGTTTCAACGGCATAAATGTCATTGCCATCGGGATTAAGGATCATATCCTTGAGTGGTTCACATTGATCAAGATCACCGACAGAACCGGCAGCTATAAACATACCAGTTGTAATCAAACCAGACTTTAATGCTGGTTTAATATAACCAAAGGTTTGGTTCATCTTAGGAGCAATTCCTGCTTCCTCATGGAAGAAGTATTTTACTGGACCACCGACACCATTTGTAGGATCTTTCTCAAAAGACATACCCTGAATAACTCCTTTAAGACCTATCTCAGACTTACGTTTTCTGCCACCAAAGTATGTCTCTGTTTCAATCTTTTGTTGCCAGAATAAGACCTTATTAGGATTCATTGGTCGGTACCAAGCCGTATGAGTATTAAGGAATGCCTCATATTCATTTAAGAACTTCCAGGTTCCTTTCTCATTTATATAATCCTTGAGACTAGCTCCCATCTTAAGAGTTACCCCTTCCTCATACCAGATCTGATTAATCATCTTAGCCGCATGGAAGTATGATGATGCAATCTGACGTTTCTTTAAGATACCTGAGTGTTGATAATGAAGTTCAGCCAAAAGCTCATAAAGAGCCATATGATACTGAGCATCTCGGATATCAGCAAAACCAAACTTCTGAATCTCCTTATTGAAGATAGGTAAGAAGTTTAACCACATGTAATAGTCTCGAGTCAAATACCATTCAAGACCATTATCTTTTACAATAATACCTTTACGATTTTTGGTCTTTTGATCTTCCCAATACTTTCTAAAGTCCTTAGTCCCTTCAGGAGCAGAACAGTAGAAACCTTGTTGTTTGAAGATTGTGGCTTGCTCATTAAAGACTTTAGCCGTTGTATCATTGAACTGATACTGACCAGGTTCTTTGAATAGACTCAACATATAATCACGGAAATCATCCCTACTAGAAAAACTAGTAGTAGTCCATGTTCCATTATCATAAACCGGTATGTCAGTGTAGAAATATGGATCCATTACATTTGGTCATATGCAAGACCAGCTCCTCCACGGACACGGCCTTTTTGTTCTTCTTGTAAATCTTTGTAGGCTCCTTTGAATGACTGTCTAATATCATCAAAGTCTTTAGCCATAGCTCTAATCTGACCAATGTTACCGTCTCTACCATCAGTAATTCTGGTATTTCTCATATAACCAGCAATGTTGTCAAGAGCTATTTTAATACCCTCATATGCTCTACTAGTTGGTGTCTCATACATTTTCCGGCAAAAGTCCACGGCAATAAGAATGTCTGTGTCTTCTGTACTGAACTCACCATTAATCTCATTAATTATTATATCTTCTTTTTCTGCATCTAGTACGTGA